GTATAGGGAACAGGATTAAACTAAGTACCTAGGACACTGCCCAAACCATCAAAACAGGTTTGTTCTATGTGATTTATATCTATAGACTATCTGTAGTCCATCTTTTAAGAATATATTGTGGTGTTCCCAGAGAGCCACGTCCAATTGTCGTTCCCATGATAATCATAGTACTAGACTGTTATGGAGTCTTTAACCCTCTGGCAGCGAACTACCTTAAATGTTTATTATGGGAGTCTGATATAGACTAAATCCCTATTCTTTTCTGGTGGGATGGGATCCCGAAGTGGTGGAGGTGATAAGCCTCCCGAAGCTCATATGAGAGTCGGGTGATCTTACCCCTGTCTCGGGCCAGGCTATGTTTTCCTGACATAGCCTCCCTTATGATCTTGTGGCGTTTAATCATGGTGAGAATACGACTCTTCAACTTGTTTGAGGGTGTATTCGCGCGTGCTTGTCATAGCCGCCTTCCGCCCGATGCCAATCGGAAACGGACGGTGAGGAGCCACTTTCAAGCAATAAACAACCAATGATTTCAATCCTATTAAGATCTACTCTCATTGTGTATCCAACTTTCGTTAGACACCAAATGTCCATCGCACAACGACGCCGACAACTCGACAAAGAGATGTGGCGGCTACGGCCTTGGGTCATAGCCGATCCATCGGATCCAGAAGGAATTCTGTATCTGTCTGAGTCTGAGTTCCACAAGTACCAGGGCATATGCCTTTCTAATCAGATACCGTTGATCGTCATCTCCCGAGGCGACACGGACCCATCTCTTATCGGGAAGATAGAAGAGAGCCCCCATCAACCCACGGACGATGAAAATCAACCACCTACGGGTGCTTCCTCTTCTGGTGCCTACCAGATACCGACCTCCAAGCTTAAGGCTTCCCCCCGCGCAATTTTGAAATTGGTTGGGACGTTGCTTTCGACTCGTGGTGATACACTGGCGAGCCTCAGTAGCAGTAATGCTGCTGAGTTGTACAGGAAGTATATCGGAAAGGTTGCTTACTGGACATATGGCAGACATTCGACTGTTCGCCTGCGACAGGCTTTAGAGTTCGCCACTTCCGTGACGAAGATTCTTAAGCATCAAGGTCCGATGGGTCTCATCTTGCGCCTTAAGGTTTCCCTTATTGCACTCAATGCCTACGTAGGAGGATGCCCCCTACGTAGTACGCGTCCATTGGGTCCGGCAGTTTCACTAACCCGAGATGGTATTCCACGATGGCTACCTAAAATGGTCAGAGACCAAATTAAGCAGAGGGATTGCTCTGCGATCCGTATGTGGGCGTCCATCCTTAATACTTTTAAAGGTATAAAAGGAACATGGGCGAAACCAACAACGGGTACCATTGCAACCCCTCGTTCAACCGTTTCCTACAAACATCTCACTGATTTTTCTTTCAGTTTTTGGGCATGTCAACGGCTTGTTCCAAAAGCCCTTATCTATAATGTTAAGGAGTACATTGAAGAGTTGGACTCAGGTGATTTGTATCACATTTCGTCCCGAGCAGGTCCTAACGGAACCCCGTCCTACCTACCAACGAATATCTTATACGATATCGTGGGGTGGTTGGGTACTCCGGGGGGACTCCACTATATTTTAACCCTTTCGAAGTACCTGGGATATTACCACCTCAAAAGAGAGGTTGATTCTATCCTTCGATACTGTCGAATGACACTACCTATATCATTAGATATGTTTATCCCATATTTAGATCATCTTTACAATGATCCAGAGGCTAAGCTTAATAAGGTTAAAAAACCTTATCGTAAGCACGACGGTACAAAAAGTCGTTATCGGTATAATTATTACCCTAACTCCCTTTCTCCCTATCGTGACCTACCACTCGAGGAGCAAATGAAACTTCTTGCATCCACGAAATCCTTTGTCCATACTGTCGGGGACCCTGTTACGGGTGACCTGAAGTTGGCCCTTCTGGCTTATCGCCGTCCGATATTGGGAAAACTTTCCACAATAAAGGAGGCAGCCGGGAAGGTCAGGATAATCGCAATCAATGATTTCTTCACTCAACAAGCACTTAAGCCTCTTCATTTATGGTTATTTGACATTTGTCGCTACTTCCCTCAAGATTCGACTTTCGATCAAGAGGGATCTCTGACGAAATTCGTTCAGAGAACCGACATGGACTCATACCACTCGTATGACCTTTCATCTGCCACAGACTTAATTCCGACACAGATTTATGAGTCTATACTCACTCCCTTGCTGGGATCATCTATTGCTAGATTATGG